CTTACGACTACGGTCGTCAACCGTAGAAGGGATCCTTTAGGCCTTAAAAGACCTACACTGACCTCTTCTTCGAACCCAACGCCACCTCTTCAACAGAATCTTCTGTTGAGCGAGACATGATTGAAGTAACTTTGAAACACGAGATAGATGACCTCGTGTCTTAGTATGAGCTTTCTTCAATAAAGAAGTAGGTCCCATAGCAAGCATGGAAGGCTTTTCAAAGAGCTTTCCAAATTCAAAAGTTTCATCATCAATTGGAAATGCATATAAGGAGAGATTTACACCTCTTTCTTTAAGCACAACCAAGGCGGTAGACGAATCCTTGAGAGATTCGAGACGGAGATAATATTCAAGAGTCTTGTCCTCAAGCACAAACTGTGACTTAAGTCAAGGACCTCTGAATACAACTCCAATTTCGTATCAATTAGCGAGGTTTGTCTGAACCTCAGGTGAAAACGAAATATTCCTAGCAATACCCTCAAGCAAAGGGGTAAAGTCATAAGAATACTTAGTAATCAGCTTAGCAGCCTTACGGCCTTGGGATACAAGCAACTTTTGTTGCTTATATACCATGCGCTCCGTTACTCTAAGGGGTATAGAACTCCATAGAGTAGACAGAGTTGAATCCCTAATAAGTAATCTTCTTCGAGAGAAGGAGAGCTTACAAAGGACTGACTCTGGTGAACTATTATCATCTAAACCGTAACTTTTACGGATAGTGATATAGGCTCACAGCGTGCTAAGCTCTGCATATACCTTGTCTTTAGACAAGGGAAATGCAGTACCTAAATCAGGCCCATGAATAAGATTTTGTTCAAAACACCCATCAGGTATTTCTCTCAAAAGGGGGACACGTTCCCGTAGGGCTGTCCATATGGTAAAGAGATCATATCTCCCACCATGGAAAATAGCACCTATTGGAAAATGACCAACATTACATTGATCCTTAAAGATCTTAGCTGCGAACTCACACACAAGTGGAGTTCCTGGCTCACTAATAACAGACTTGAGAATAGAAATCTCTATTCCAAGATTAGTAATTAGTGTGTAATACTTATCCCTAGCCTTCTTAGAAAAGATGACAATGTCATCTCCTAAAATAAGGTACCGAGGAACACCCTCCTCTTCTCAAGGTTCATCTACCGAGAGAAAAGCAATACGCACCAACATATGGTGTGTAACTGCTAGGAGGGCTCAAGACGTGTACATACCCATACCTTGACCAGTGTTATACTGGACAAAGTTTTGGGTACCCAGTACCTTGTACTGGGCAGTACTCATTAATTGACCTCAAATCTTACCAAATTCAAAGTCACCGGTAATTAAACCGATGATATAGATTTGTAAGGATAAAGGGATTCGGTCTGTAGCTCTAGAAAGATCTCAAGAGTAAGAACCACTAAGGTTACCCTTAGAGGCTCAATAACTAGAGACTCTAGAAATCTTATCTTGTTTGAAAGTAGCATCATTCTTATTAGAACGAAGCCACTCAAAAAGGAGATTATGAAAAGGCTTGAGGATTCTTTGAATCATTCAAGGCCCAATCGCAATATAACGAATCTTCCCCGCACCATCATAGAACATACCTAACCGGAAGTTAAAACCCGGACTAAGTATAGACTTAATGGAGGTAGTCCCAAAATCCTTAAGATTTTGAGTCAAACCTAAAATCTTATCATGTCCCAGAAAGGAGAATAAATCCTCCAATCTAGACATTTCATAAGATTTTGGGGTATAACCAGAAATCTGGTTATATCGATCACAATAGGAACTCATTAAAGAGCGCAGATTGTGATCCTGAAAGACAGTTATGATTTCTAGAATCTTGGCTAAGTAACTTTTACCGTGTGGACCTTGTGCCCTAAAACCTGTCATCCTGGATAAACCAGGACTAAGGCTAGAGGGAATTTGGAACATACTAGTATCAGTACTACTACTGAGAATCCTAGAGGAAACAAAACCGATATTATGTCACTCACTCTGTAAGATATCAATAACTCTGTTAGAGAAAATTACAGTTTCCTCCCTCATTCCCTCAGTAATACTACTAAGTGAAATAGGGGTAGGAATAGTGATATAACGATAACAACGGAAGAAGGTAAGAAGGATAATTAGATGAAGTATCTTAGGATCACTCTTAAGAAACTTATCTAAATACCGAGGAATCCCACTTGGGGATGACTTACGTCACACACCCAAAGGGGGAAGACCGGGAATTACCTTATTAAAAAGAATATAATTCTTTAAAGTTTGGTAGTTATCCTTCATCCGGGGAGCGATCAAATAATGATCACTCTTACGGAGTCAACGGATCCAGGTGATACAGGCAGCTCGAAGAGCCTCCTGTAATAACCTTTTGTCAGTTAAGACTAAACAGAAGTTTAGACCCTTCCGACATATCTGAATACCTTTCTTACGCCACGCGAGTGGAGTAAGCAAAAGTTGTCTATCGGTTTGCTTTCCCTTTCCATTGCTAGAAAGGTGCCGTGAACCCCGAGAGAAACCATGGGTAGAACAAATATCTAATCAGACGGATGGATCATGTAAAAGATTCATTCG